CCACAATCTGTGTAAATGATTTGTAATTCATTTTTAGAATGGTTTGCTCAAAATGTTTTTGTTGATCTACAACAGAAGCATCTTGATCTAAGATAGCACCATTCAAATAAATTTCAAATTTATTTGGTTTAATACCACGAACCACTTTGTATTTATTGCTGCTAATATCAAAGTTAATTTCCACCACACAATCTGTTTGATTGATTGAGTTGAGTAGTTGTGGTTTGTTTATTTTTCTAAATGGTTTTCCAAATAACACAAACGTAAGAGCATCTAGAATAGTGCTCTTACCCGCACCATTAGCTCCAAGAATGATAGTGCTTTTCTTATTAGTAAGGTCAACTTGCGTAAAGGTTGCTCCTGTTGAAAGAAAATTTTTCCATTTAATCGTCTTGAAAATTATCATAATTTGGGGGTGGAATAATAATATCGTCTGGGCGAACTATAAGGTATTTCATGCCACGCACTTCACACATGCCAATTCCAGATTTAGAATCAACTTCATATATTGTTAAGGGTGGCATATCGTCATCTGAATCATTAGCTTCTAATAATCCAAGATACCTTTCGGCATCGTCTTCTTCCTCAAAGAAGTATACCACATGGTCACCCTCGGTGTCAAGTACTGAATACACGCCGTCTGGCGTTTCTTTAAGAGTGATGAGAAACATTACACTACTTCACAACTTTCAATATATAGGGTTTTCATAATGTTTTTAAGTTTATCTTTGTTGACGGATAACTCCACCTCATCAATGTATTCATTTAGAAGTGATAGAGTATCTTTGATTTCTAAATTTTCTTCTACAACATCAGTGGTATCATTTACTAATGTCTCAATGATCTTCACATCATGTGGTTGACTGGCAAAGATACTATCAACAAACTTTTCAAATAAGAGATAATCTTTCTTGTTTTCTACGATAACTTTGACAAAAGTATTTCTACAGTCATTGGTATTGAAGCTGAGATGAGAACCAGTAGCATCATTATAATAGATTTTTTGGAAAATTTCATAGGGGTTCTTGACCCTCTTGAGTTTATTTGTCTTTGTTTCATATAGATGAAATCCTCTCTCGTCTTTATAATCATTCCAAAACATCTGATAAGGATTACCAAGATAGGTAATGTTACCACGAGATGATTTATGGTGAAAGTGACCTGAAAATACTTGTTTAAATTTAGAGAAGATTTCTGGTTTCATACCACCTTCGTGTTTCATACCAGAATTTACCTCAAATCCATCCAACTCTAAATGCCCCATCACAATCTCAGCACCAGTGCCTTCAAGATGCTTCAAGGTATCATCATAGTTGCTTGAGTTGATCCAAGGCAACATTAGAATTAAAGTGCCATCAATACTGACTGTCTCTGGGTGAGAGTAGATTTCAATGTTGTTGAAGTTTTTGAGTAGAAGCTCTGGTGAGTTAATCTCGTTCGTATTCTTATAGTAGACACAATGATTACCGAGAATCATATGAACGAAGATACCCATATCTTCAAGACGCTCAAAATAGTTACGCCGCACACGACTCCAGACATTAAAATCAATGCCCTTACGATTATCAAAAGTATCACCAAGATCAATGATTGTTTTGATGTTGTGTTTTTCTAATGTTGGGAAAAAGATATCATCGTAGAATTTTTGGAAGTATTCCCAAAACGCAACACTACCTTTTCTTCCGTCAAGATGTTGGTCAGTAATAAGAGCTACAGTCATCGTTTAGATCTCATTTCAAGATTTTCTTTAATGCTATTCATATCTGATGAAGTACTGCTGTATCCTAGCATATCACCTGTGTGACTATCCATATGCAACACTTCATCATATCCAGAACGTTCTAAGATTTTGTTTTTAATTTCTAATTGCTTCTTTTCTCTTTGAATACGACGAAGAAAAGCATAGTAAATAATCTGAGTAAAGTAAGCAAAAGGATTTGTAGACTTCTCTGGATCAAAGTTATGAATATATTGTAAAGAGTTTTCAATACCATCACAGATCATATCTTCTCTAAACATATAGTTTACGAAGTTAGGTTTGTATGATAAATGCGTAGCAATCTTAAGAAAACATTCTCCTACGTAATTAGGAACTTTGGGTTTGGTATCCCAAATTTTAGATCTATC